TATAATCTTTTACTAAAACTGATTCCTGTTCAAATAAATTACAAAGTTCTTCTGCAACATCAATCAATTTGTCAATTGAAATGCCAACAATTTCAACAGATAGACTATTTTCACCATATGTTTTACCATTGTGAGCAGTATACCTGCCATTTAAAAATTTACCAACAGTCCAACCAATTAATTCATTTTCATTTGCTACTTTGTCAATTTTCTTTTTATAATTTAATCTGTTATCAATTGTCTTAGTTTTCTTTTTTAACCAATCAATTATCTTATTATCAGATTGTTTAATTGCATTTACATCAGTAGAAAATACAATAATTCCACCTTTTTCTTTGTCATCAATTTCAAAATCAATTCCCTCAAAAAGAATGCCACCTTTTTCAATAATTTTTGATTCATTCACTTTAATTGAATTATATAATCTTTTTGAAGATGAAAAAGCATTCCCATTATTACCAGGTAATTCTTCAACAATTTTCCTAATGTTCATATTTCACCTCATCATATTTTATTAAATATAATATATCACATTAATTAAGATTTGTCAAATAAAGCATTTTTAATTTGTTTTTCAGTTAATTCACAATATTCTGCTTCAACCAATTCCAATGCTTTTTCTTTTGAATTATTTTTTAAATATTCTTCATATGATTCTTGAATTTCACTTGACCTTACATCCCAATACCAACAAGGAAATGTTAATGCATCGCATTTCATAGTAATCATACATTCTGGTTGAGCTGCTATTCTCATAAGATAACTAAGTCTATCTTTAGCTTTTTCTGCATTTTCAGTTGGTGCTTCTCCAATTAATTCATCATGAACAGCTAATAACAACCTGAATCCGAGTTTTTTCATTTCTTCATCATTGTGAATCAGCAACATTGCTTTTTTAGTCATTGTAGCTGCACCACCTTGAATTCTTGCATTAACACATTGTCTTTCAGCTCTCGAAATGAACCCACCATTGTTTGATATAGAATAACCATTTATTGAAGCTATGTCAACAATATTTTGAATTTCTTTTCTTGATTTGCATTTTTCTAATTTTTCTTGATATTCTTTAATTTCTTTATCATTTGTATTGTTACCAGATGAACCAATCAATGGATTAAATGATGTTTTATTTGATACAATTGAAAATTTTGGTAACAATAAATCAGGCAATCTCCTTTTTCTTCCCCATAAATCTTCTACATACCCATTTATTTTTGCATTTGATTCTGTTTCATCAATCCATTTTTTAATCCCAGGAAAACCTGCAAAAAAATCATTTAATATTTTTTGAGCATCCTCTATTGACATTTTCATACTTTCAGCAATTGCAGGTACTCCCATTCCATACAATATGCCCAAAAGCAAACTTTTTACTGATTTTCTCCTGTGTTTACCTTCCAAATACAATGAACCATCAGGATATGTTTCCAAATTATCTTCATATTTGTTATGATAAATTTTTGTTGCAATTGTTGCATATGGGTCTTTTCCTTCTGCTAATGATTTTGATAGATATTCATCTTTTGAATATGCTGCCATTATCCTTGGCTCTTGAGCAGAATAATCAGCTCCCATCATTGTATATCCATCACTAGCTTTGAACATCAATCTAATTGATGTTTCACCACTTGGAATATTTTGTAAATTAGGGTCAGTTGAACTGAATCTACCTGTATCAGTTCCCAATTGATTAAAATGACCATGCAACCTGTTATCTTTTTCATTTACAGCTGCGGGTAATTTATCAATGAATGTTCCAATCAATACATTTAAACTTCTTCTTTCCAATAACAATTTTACAATAGGAAAATCCATTTGCTTAATGATTTCTTCACCTGTTCCTCTAGGATGTTCTTTGTCAATAACAGGTGATTTCAATATATCATAAAACAAAATTGCCATTTGAGTAGAACTACTCAAATTAATTGGATTCTCTAATTGTTCCAATTTTGATTTCTGAAGTTTACCATTTTTTGTTTCTTTTACATTAGCCTCAGCTGTTTTTGACCATTCATCAATTCTAGGTTGAAGGTTTTTTAATTCTTCATCAACCTTTTTATCTAATTCATCTAATTTTTTATGATATTTTTCACTCAATCTTTTAGCATAATTTTGGTCAATATCAACACCCAACAATTCCATATCAGATGCAACTTCCAAAATAGGCATTTCTATTGTTCTGAACAAATTAAATAATTTTTTATTATCTGTTTTGTTGAACTCCTCAACTTGATATTCATATAATTTATATGTCATATACGCATCTGTAGCTGCATATAAAGCAAATAATTCTGGGTCAAAAATAGAATAAGGCAATCCTTTAAACAAATTTTCAATTGAATATTTTTCAATTGATGGATCAATATGTGTAATATATTGAGTTTTCAAATTTGCTTTTTCATTTTCATTTAATAATCTAGCACCAATTAAAGTATCCCAATAAACTTTTGGCCTGAATCCTGTGGTGCAATACAAAACTTGATTATCAAATGAACCATTGTGATATATTGTTTTTAAATCATTGACTCTTTTTAAGGCTTCAGCTACATCCTGCTCATTACATTGCCATGTTAATCTAACATCATTTTCATCAACATGATTTATTGGAACATATGCATTTTTTTGTCCTGGAGTGTATATGCAAAAACCCATAAGTTTACAAGTTAATGGGTCCAAACTGTTATTTGTTTCTGTATCAATTGCTATAACACCATTTTTAATAGCTGCATCAATATAAGAAGTTAAATCATTTTTGTTTTTGATTACTATGGTATTATTTTTATAAGTACCAAGAATCCTATATACATTTTCAGCGATTAAGCCCATTTTTTCTTTCAAAGAAAGTTTTTTAGACTTAATCGCTGTTTCAATTTTAACTTCTTTAGCAGAATTGATTTTTTTCAACAACTCTTTGTTGTTGTTTTCAACTTTAAAATCATCCCCCCAAAGAACATTATTCATATTATATATTATTCTCCTTTAAAATCTTGTAGGCCTATTTACCTGCTGAGAATCATTTGTTGTCCAATTGAAATTCCTACTGGGTTGACTTGTAGTTGTTGTTTCAACAGACCATTTAGGCAAATCATCAGTTGTTTCAACCACAGGCCAAGGAGAAGGTTCATTCATAAATGTATTGTTGTTCTGTTCAACAGGCTTTTTAATTTCCTCATTGTTATTTTTAACAGGAAAATTTCCAGTTGTCAAATATTCTTTAATTTCATCTACATTTTTATCCAAAACAACTCTACCAAGTGATTTATAATCATCAAAATAATCTGTTCTCTTAACAAAAATATCATCACGATAAATTTGTTTATTCAAATTTGGGATAATTTCATATTCTGTTTTCATATCACCAGGCTTGCCATGTCTTACAATTTTACAAATAACATCTGACATAGGACCATAATTGTTGATATATTCTTTCATTTTATTTGCATATGACATTGACCTTTCCCAAACTTTTGGTTCAGCAGAAACAGACCCATCAGGATTTTTAACATACTGAAGCAAATGAATATAAAATCTATAATCAATGTTTTCACCCTTATCACAAAACGGACAGCTAGAAACTGGCTGCATAGGAGTTCTAATACAATTGATTCGTCTGAATTTACCATTCAACTGAATTGCATGTGTTCCCAAAATTTCAAAAGAATTAGTGTCATCATGAATGAATCTAACAATGGCTTCATCACCATCATTTTTCAAAGAAAAAAATCCAACCGCAGATGAAGGGTTTGATTCATTAACATTTTTAGAATTGTTCATGTTGTTAAAATTTTCATAATTAATGTAAGCCATTTTATTTCTCCTTTGTATTGTTACTTACTATTTTACATACTTTTATAAATTTGTCAAATATTTTTTATTTCTAAATTGATAAATTCTTCTTTTGTTAAATCATTAACATCTTTTCCTTTTGGTATTATAATTTGTGATATTAATGAATTTTTTATGTTATTTAAAAATTTGTTTACTCCAATTTCACCTGCTAAATCACCATCAAAACACAAAACATATTGTCTTATTCCTGACTTATTTAAAATATTGTATTGTTCACTTGAGCCTGTTCCAAATAATGCTATTGCTGGAAATCCCCAACCATATAAAGTTAATGCATTTATTTGTGATTCACAAACATATATTTTTGAATAATTGTTTTTAATTGCTTCATTTAACAAATAAATTGGTTTAGGATATATTTTGGGTATATTAAAAAATTTACCATAAATACTTCTTTTAAATACACCCAACAAATTATTGTGAACATCCCAACAAGGAAATGTAACACAATTTGATTCTTTATCAAACCCAATTTTAAATTTTTCAATAATATTTTTTTCCAAATGCCTTTT